CCTGGCCGAAGACAAGAAGGGCCAGGCGCAGCTGCTGGAGCAGAAGCGCAAGGGAATTGAAATGCAGCTCGACGCCGCCAACGAGAAGCTGAAGCGTTTCGTTGACGCGTTTGAGGCGCAGACCGGCCGGATGGAAGCGCAGGCCAACGCGGCCAAGGCCGGGGCTGAGATAGAAAGCAAGCAGGCCGACACATTTGCAAAGAAAATTGACGCCACGGCAAAGATTGTGCCGCTGCGCAACCCGTATGAGATGAGCACTGAAGAACTTTTTGCCGAACTTGGAGGAAGATGAGATGAACTGGAAAGCGGCAATACTTGGACAAATTTGCGGTTCTTTGCTTGGTGTGATTGTCATGTTGTTTTTTGTTTTTTTGTATTTGAAATGAAAATACCAGACTTTTATTCACCGAAAAATCAACTGGCACAATTGGGCCGTCATCATTGGTCAGTGGCAAGGCTTATCGAACTGGCAAAAGATCTGCCTGAGCGTGAATTCCCTATTGATGCCATAAGCGTGTGGAAAAGATATGACATCACCATGCGTGAATTTGTGATGCATATGAAAGCAGTTCTCGATGCTGACCTTTCTTTCCCAATTATCCTTGACGAAGATGGGGAAATATTGGATGGACGGCACCGAATCATGAAGGCAATGCTCGAAGGAAAACAGACAATAAAGGTGGTGAGGTTCGATCAAAACCCGTCACCGTGCAGGATAGACGAAGATTGATACCCTAACCGGTGGGGAGTATGCCGGGAAACATCCGAACTGTAAGGAGAAAACAGGCGATGGCAGACGAAAAAGAAGTAGAAGTGGAAGAGGAGGTGGTAGCCGAAGAGGTAGAAACAGAAATCGCTGAAGCACAGAAAGCCGGCGAAGATGGCCAAGAGTCCGGCGATGCCGGCGAAGGCGACGAAGAGGCGAAGTTCTGGCAGGACATCGACAAGGAAGACGAAGTCGAAGGCGCGCCGGCGGACACCCACCTGCGCATCAAGCAGAAGCCGAAGGAACGCGATTCGGAAATCGAAGACCTTCGCCGAAAAGTGAATGAACTGCAGGAAGGCCGCGCTTCAGCCGCACCCATACTCAAAGACCTGAAAAAGCCGAATGAGGATGATTTTCAGACAACGGAGGAGTACGAGGCCGCCGTTGAAAAATATGAAGAAGACAAACTCAATCGGCTGAATGCCCGCATGCAGGCGGAAGAAAAGCAGCGGCAGGCGAAAGAGGCCAGGGCCGCCGCGGTTGACTCACATTACAAGCGGGCCAGCGAGTTTGTAGCGAAATATGGCATCGCCCCGGAGAAGTACCAGAAGGCCGATGAATCGCTGCGGAAGGCGGTTGATGCAGTTCTTCCCGGCCAAGGTGAATCAGTAGCTGATCATCTCATCTCACTGCTTGGTGATGGCTCCGAAAAGGTGATGTTCCGCATCGGCGCTAAGCCCGAAGTGCTCAGGGAGTTTCAAGCCCTGCTGATGGAAGATAAAACCGGACTGAAAGCCAGCATGTTCCTCGGCCGCCAGCTCGAATTGATAACCAACCCGAAAAAAAGGACAAGTAAAGCCCCGCCTCCGGGCCGCCAGTTGAAAGGTGATGCAGCCCCGAACGCGAACGCCGCCGCCCTGAAGAAATCGTACCAGGAAGCGCACAAAAAAGGCGACTCGCAGAAGGCATATAACGCCAAGAAGCAGGCCAGGGCGGCAGGCATTAACGTGTCCGCATGGTAAAATAAGGAGGTTTGAAAATGGCTCTTACCACCGGCAAAATTGCCGAAGTAATGTTCGAAAACTTTGTTGAGACCTACGAGCAGCAGCCCGACCTGCTGAACCAGGTCAACTTTCACGAACCGGAAGCGGAGATGATGCAGCACAGTTCAAACGTCATCTGGTATCCGGTCCAGCAGCATGCCCCGGTAATTTCCGGCTGGGACATCTCGAACTCTGAAACCGGAATCATCCAGGAAACCTATCCCGCTGTTCTCGGCACCCCGTCGAATGATTTTGTCCAGCAGCGCGCCGATGATATGCGGACGAAAAGATTTTGGAAGGACCGCGCCACACAGTCAGCCCGCCGGCAGGCAACGAACCTGAATGTCCAGATTGCCACGGCTATCAAAAATCAGGGGGCTTTGTTCTACCGGTCGAACGTTGATTCCGGCTATGATTTCATCGCCGAAGCTCAGGCCATGATGAACGAACGGCAGCTGATGGACACCGGGCGGACCTTTATCCTGAATGACCGCGACACCTTGCATTTTTCCAAAGACCTTGCCGCCAGGCAGACTTTGCAGGGCAAACCCGCCGACACGTGGGCAAAGGGACAGATCGGCAGCAATATTGCTGAGTTTAATATTTTCACCGGCTCGTACCTGCCGAACATCACCGGCGCCGCCGACCCGGCCGTGACCGTTACAGGCAATCACTCCTTTGCGCCCCAGGGAGGCACCGTCAACGCCACTACGCTTGTCGTGACCAATGTTGATTACCGTGAAGCAACGTTTGTGGTCAATGATAGCTCGCTGCTTGCCGTGGGCGACAAGTTCACCGTGGAAAATAGCGGCACTCCGGTCTATGCTCTCGGCCTGGCCGACAAGACCAACACGGGGCAGGCGATGATTTTCACTGTCATCGAGTTGACCGATGCGACGCATATCAAGGTTTATCCGAAGCCTATCGCCGCAGACGACAGCAGCCTGTCAACCCTGGAAAAGGCTTATGCCAACGTTGACACCACAATTCTGAACGCGGCCACCATCACCCGCCTGAACACCGACACCACGAACAAGGTCAATGTGTTCTTCGACAAGATGGCGATTGAAGTCATCGGCGGTACCATTCCGGCTGAACTGTTCAGCCAGTTTGCGGGGTCAAAGGTTATGACCGACACCATGAGCAACGGCCTCAAGGTGTACATGCTCTATGATGGCAATATCGCCACAATGACATTCAGGTTCAGGTTGTTCACCTGGTTCGGAATTACCGTCGCCCAGCCGCAGAACTGCGGTTGTGCCGTTACCTACTGATAACTGATAACGAAGGGGGCTTCGGCCCCTTTCTTTTAAAAGGAGATTGAAAATGTCCAGAATTTTGAGACTCGGTGAGATCTATCACCAGAACGATTCAGACACCACGGAAGATCTGGCAACCACCGTCGCCGCTGACGTGCTGGCCATCCCGGTAACGCATGCTTATGTGGCCAAAACAACCGGGGGCGACGCCGAGGCGCTTACCCTGGCGAACGGCACACCCGGCCAGATGCTTGTTATTCACCTTACCACGGACGGCGGCGGCGATGGCACCCTGACCCCGACCACAAAAACAGGCTTTACGACCATTGTCTTTGCTGACGCCGGCGACCAAGCCGTCCTGCTTTACGTTGACGATACCATCGGGTGGATTTTGCTGGCCTACAAGGGCTTGACTTCTCCGCCCGTAACCACCTAAGATAGGTGACAAAATGGGTAAATGTACCACTCTCAACATAACCGCAACAGCGGTGGCGGCTTTGCTTAGCGTGACCGCCGGAACTGCTGCTGCATCAAAGGCGCTGGTTCTGGATGCAAATTTAGATGTCGGGTCGATTCGGACCATGACGTTTACCGGAACCGCGACTTCAATATCCGTAACCGCTGGAACCCAGGGATACCCGGCAATCTATGTGCGCGATGGGTCGCTGAAGATCCACAAACACACAGCGACCACAGACACATACTGCGCCGAGTTCAAATTCAACTATCAGGGAGCGACGGCTCAATCTTTTGGGCTTGACTGCACCTGTGAAATCGAGCCCGGCGGAGACACCCCGGCCAACCGGACAGCGGGAGGGCTTCGCGCTGTTCAGGGCGTTGCCCGCGTTGGCTCCGGCTTCACGCTTACCGGAGGCGGGGATTCAGGCGTTTATGGCCAGTTCTGCAACAACGGAACAATAAACGGCACCGTCTACCCGTCCGCTGGGTACATGCTGATAGAAAACGGTGGGACTTGGACCGAAGTCGGAGTACTTTCCGCGATGTGGCTTGACTCCCACCTGAACAAGACTATCAGTGCAGGGGCAAGCTATTTCCTGAATATCACCAACAATGGTGAGAGCACCCCTACTGCATTCGACGCGGCTGTCCATGTGTACGCAGGGAACGCAATCACCAACCTGCTGAAGATTGACACGGCATCCGGAATGGTCTCCGCCAACACCGTTGGAGACGCCACCTTTGCCAACTGGAAAACGATAAAGGTTGATCTCGATGGCACGGCGCACTATTTGATCGCGGCCCAGGCGATCACTGGTTAATAATTACCTTGGCGGATAGGGACTATAGCCCGAAAAGTCGAACCCGGAGACCTGCCGCCATTTTTTACCGGGGAATAACGGGTGAAATATGAAATTGAACGTATCGGAAAGACTGGCAGTCTTGGAGTTGCTCCCGACATCAGGGTCTTTTCTCAACTTGAAATTGGTCAGGGAAGCGCGAGAAGAGCTTTCGTTTACGGAAGAAGAGACCCAGAAGCTTGAATTTGTTACCGATGCCGCAACCAATACCGTGCGGTGGGTTGGAGACATAGAGCGTGAATTCACCTTCGGCCCTACCATTATCGGGATGGTTTCCGAGGCCCTCGCCGCCCGCGACAAGAAAGAATTGCTTGAATTTCGGCATCTGAGCATTTACCCAAAATTTATTGCAGGAGAAAAATAATGGCAATAATCCTTTTCAAGAAAGGCACCGGGCAGCCGGTGAAAATGAATGAATTCGGATTCGAGCACAGTATCGCATCCGGCAATTATTTCCTCACCAAGGACGAAGCGATCAACGCCGGAAGGATTCCCGCGGCCCCGCCGGTTGAGTTCCCTTTTTCTACCCCCCC